TCAACGCCGACAAGCTGCCCGATACTGCGCACCGCTTGCACACGCGTTGCGGCCTTTTCCTCGGGATTTGTTGCTATTTCGGCCAGTGTTGAAATGACAATAGAGCGCAAGCCTGTAGCAGAATGCAACGCAGCCAGTTCATTTGCCCTCTCTATCCGTTCTATTTCCAAAGCAATACCCGAGTGCTGTTTCAATACTGTCGCAGCGTTTCCTGCTGTTTTTGGTTTTGCTGTTGGGCTATACGCTTGCCGGTAAGCCTGCGCACCGGTAGCACCGAGCGCAACCTGTTCGGCAAACTTCTTTTGCTTTGCGGTCAATGTTCCTTTTGGCACTCGCATTGCCTGTTCAATCCCACCGCTTGCGCTTATATGCGCCCTTACTGATTTTCTGTTCATGCTATGCCGCTGTTCGCTTTCGCTCACTTACCGCCGCCGACCCGCAGCCGCGCCCTATTGCCGCGCAGAGTACAGGAACGGAAGCGGAAGATCAAGACTATCAATCCTGGCCGACTGATAGCAACCCTATCGCATCCTGGCACTTGATTGATAAATACAATGTGATAATGCAATATGTCACCCTTGACTTATATATTGCATCGTCTAATATCCCTTCCATGCGCTGCACCCTGTAGCGCGCTTCTGAAGGATGACTATGAAAGTTTGCATTCAAGACCTAACCACCGGTAAAGCGTTAAACGTCACCGACCTAGTGATTGATACGTTGGAACTTGGTGAATCAGGTTATTCCATGCTGAATGAAGAAAACCCGACTCTGTTAGCGCAAGCAATAGACGTTGCCGCCGATATCGCTCGCAACGAGTTCGGCCACGATGAAATCGACGCATATACCACCGCTTGAAAGGCCGACCATGCAAATCATTATCAGCACCCGCGCAGAGCAAGCCGCAGCCGATATCACGCCCGACCAGCGCGCACTTGTACGCCGTTGGACTGACTTTTGCCAAGATAACGCCTTGCGCCGCGCAGCCCTGTACGTTGACTATCAGCGCACCCGCCAGACAAGCCGCTGGAAGGATGAGCCGCGCAGCCGCCCTTTTGTAGTACGCCGCGCAAGCGACCTAGAAATCATTAGCACTTCAAAAACCCTGACCGGTGCATTACGCATCGCGCAGGAACTTGCCACCACCGCCTGAGAGGAACCGCCGCCATGACATTTTTTCGCAACTACGAGCGCGCTGTAGCAATCCGCAACGCCAACGCCGCCGCCGATCCTGATTGGCAATATGTCTTGCACTTGGTATCGACCCGCCGCATGAACCGCAACGTGTGGGTTATTGAAATCCACGACGAAGACGGAATTCTGATCGGCACTTTATAAGGAACCGCTGATATGAAAATTACTGACATTACCCGCGCTTACCACCGCAATGGCGTATGCGGAGAGCCTTTCCAAGTTGCAACCTTCACCATGCAAGAAAACACCGACCCGCCCCGCAGAATGGTCGCCGTTCGATTCGCCGATGACGATTCAGGCGAGTGGAGTAATCCACGCATCGCCGTTTTCGACTTGGCCTTACTCGCGCAAGGTGAAATTGAGTTCACCGTTAATAGCTGGAGAGGCGACCGCTTCGCCGACCATCTCGACCCGCATTTTTTCCCAAAGGCCGACCATGCAAACCTTGCTTGAGATGCTAGCCGGTGCGATTGGCGCGCTGTTTCTTTGGTTTTTCTTTTTTGTGCTTTTTCTTTTCTGATCGGAACCGACCATGCTAATTAACTATCACGCGAAAAACGACCGTCAAGGCTGGCACCTAGTCTGCAGCTTTCCGATTGATTCCGATCAATGGGGCAAAACCGACCGCTCATTTATTGACGAGATGCTGAAAAACGGCCACCAAGTAATCACCTGTGGCTGGAATATGTGGGAAATCGCACCCGACCATTTACAGCAGCAGGAACCGCAGCAGACCCGACCATTAGCACCCGCAGCCGCCCGCCCGATTAACTTCGGGCAGCAACCACTCGACCTATAAGGAAACCGACCATGCAAACCGAAAAAGATCAAATACTCGCCGCCCTCACACGCTGGATTCATAAACGGCCAAAGCTTGAATATTGCAATTATGGCGACCCGACCGCTTACCGCAGCGAAGCCCGCAGCATTACACGCGACCTACACCATGCCCGCGAAATGCTCCGAGCCGTTAGCTGGCGCGACAATATCACCGCCGACGATTTACTAGCCGCCGCCCGCGCAAATTACGCTGGCCGACTGTCGCTAGTCAAAACCGACTCAGGTTACACCGTTGACTATTGCACCGGCCAATACTGGCCGACCGAGTATCGCCGCGCGGTTTGCGCCGTTCTAGCTTCTGCGCTTTGGGATAGGTTCCGCGCAGACTTGCCCGCAGACCGCAAGACAGGCGACGAAATCAGACGCAACGCCCGCCGCCAATTATCGCGCTCAGTAGCAAAACGCTGGTTCAACTAATGAGGTTATCAAAATGAAAATTACTATCCGCTGCGACAAAAATTATGGCGTTGAAACCTTTTACCCCGCCTGTGAGCGCGCGCAATTGTTCGCGCGTATTGCCGGAACTAAGACGCTAACCCGCCACGCCCTGCGCGATATCGCCGCGCTCGGCATTGAGATTGAGATTGAACAGACCACGCCGCGCACTTTCGCCGCGTTGACCGCTTAGGAGATCAGACCCATGACCGCCGACTGCCAGGAGCATATTGCCGCCGTTATGTCAGCAGAATTATTCATATTCTGCAAAGCGAACGACCTGCCATTTGAGAGTGCCGATGAGCTTGCCTTGCGCGAGAACTTGACCGACTTTCAATTTGGCTGGCTTGTTTCCTACTGCAAGATATGGGAAGCCCTTTTCAAATAACAGGAGATCAGACCCATGAACACACTACGCGAAACCGCAGAAACATTCGCCTTGAATCAATGGCTTTCCGACTATCCCTGCGACATGGCATATGACGACATCCTCGACCTGCTGCGCTCGGCCAAGCATGAGGAATCAGACGACATCACCCTGTGGTGGATAGTTGAAAACAACACCGGCCGCGCTGTCGCACAGATGATCGACGACACCCGTGCCGCTTTCGAACGCCACGCCGCCGACTTACTTGCCACCGCTTAACAGGAGATCAGACGATGCTACACATAAACAAATCTGAGGAGCTGTGCGCTTTGGCCGCTTACCTTGCTGACTACCTGACGGAAGAATTAAACCGATCAGGCATAGGTCATGGCATCAGTATGTTTGATATTCAAGACGCGCTGAATGCCTACATCGGCGGCGCAGCAGACCATCAGACGGTGCTATCCTCCGCCCATGACTAACCGCAAGATGTTCACCCTGTACCTGATCGAGAATGATGACGGTCAGGTCAGGGTGATTTCCGACTACACCGGCAAGGGTGACCGGTGTCTGGCTCTGGGCGTGGAGATCATCGAGTCGTTGGCAACTATCCAACCCTTCACGCATGGCGATTTAACGCTAGCCATGCCCCAGCACACCGATGCCGAGCATTGATTGGGTCAGGCTTTGCGAGAACCCAAACAAACCGATCAGACATCCAAACCGGCCAGCCAATCTCTGCGGCCGCCGCCTGTCCTGTACCGCTTTCGTCATGGTCTGCGATGACTAACCCAGGCTCCAGACCTGCCGCCACTTTCACCATGTTCGCCGCCGAGAAACAAACGTGAATCGTGTACCTGCGCTTCAGTTGTTTCATGGCCGCACGAACAGACAGCGCGGTGGCATATCCCTCGCAAACAATATTCAGACCCTTGTTATCAAAGGTAAAGGTCGCGCCGCTGGTACGTTGGCCGTACAAAAACTTCTTGGTTCCATCCGGCCATATCTGCTGCACTCCGACGAGCGATTTGCCTGTCCGCATTGGGATCAGAAGAACGGGTTTGTTCTCGATGTTCAGCACGCTACCCTGCTCATCAGGAAAACCCTTCGCCTTCAGGTATTCGTGGGAACTGTAGCCGCTGTCGTTCAACATCCTGACTGCCTTGCTCACCGCCTCGCTTGCCAGCTTCGTGCGCTCGCGCTCGGCCTTCGCTTGGCCGATGATGATCGCTCTCATATCCACAGGTTGATTGACTGAGTCAGGCTTCCACAAACTGACGACGGTACTGGTCGCATGGTTCTGCACGAATCCATGAGTGCCGAGATACTTGACCGCGCCATTCTTTTTCCTCGGATGATCCTCAGTCGGGTAACGTTTCCATTGGCCGATGGGTGGCAGGTCGTTGATGATGATCCCATGACTGCGGGCGAAGTCGATGAAGTCCATTAGTATCCCCTTGTCTGTTTGCGGAACTCGCGCAGTTTCTTGTCGATGAATTTCATGGTCTTTTGTGACGGTGCTTCCGGCCTGTTGTCTGCCAGGTTGCGCGGCCACACGCCGAACATATCCTTGTAGGTATGAGCTGCTCTACCCTTGCTCCAGTTCTGATAACGCATGAGCCAAACCATCTGATTCCAGAAATCCTGCTTGCTCTCGCGCGTCGCAGTACCCGTCAGCTCCACCATCTCACCCTGCACGGCAATGACTTGGTTCTTCTTCTCCTTCACATGGCCGCAGTTGTAGCAGGTATCAGACCCACGAGGCCACAGCGCATGGCACTTCGGACACTTGCTATCCTCTTTGACCTTATCAGACGGTTCCTTCTTCGCCTTCTCTTTGCCCTCATCAAGCTCATCTACGCCCTGCTCGAAGACTTCTTCCCAGTCCTCACGAAACCGCAGGTAGTTACCCGAGTGATCCAGCCAGACAGCAAACTCTTTGCCCTCGCAGCCGCGCATCACTCTGCCCATCTGTTGAATGTGTGATGACAGACTCTTCGAGAATGGCCGAGCCGAGATGCCGATAGCAACGTCAGGCACATCAAATCCCTTGGTCAATATGTCCGTTGCGATCAGACCTTGGATCTTGGTATCGGGTTTTGAGAAGTCCTCGATGACCTGCTTCTTCCAGTCCTCGTCATCCTTGTAGCTGATGCAGATGAAGTTGTATCCCTCTGTCTGAAACTTCCTTGCCAGATGAACGCCATGATCTACACCCGATGCGAACACGATGGTCTTCATCGGCTTGCGAAATATCTCAAGCGTCTTCTCGATCCACTCTGACACAATGTCGCCGGTGATCTTCATGCCGCGAGTGCTAGCTTCCTGCTGCGACCATTCGCCTGCAACTTTCTTCGCGCCGGTCATGTCAATTTCTTTGGCGACAAACACCCTCAACGGTACAAGAATCTTTTGCTCGACAAGTTGCTTTGTCGTGACGGTGCTGACCACGTTGTCATACACCTTGCCCAACCCCTTCGTGAAAGGTGTCGCAGTCAGCCCGATCACACGAACGTTGGGATTATTTTTGATGAACTCCATCGTCTGTTCGCGCGTCTGGTGCGCTTCATCCACGATCAAAAGGTTCAATCCTGGAAATGTGCCGCGCTTCTCCAGCGTCTGCGCTGAACAAACCTGAATCGGTTCATATGGGCGATACCGCCAATGACCCGCCTGCATCACGCCGTGGTCGATCTTGTATTTCTCTAGTCGCTTGGAGGTTTGATCGCACAGAACAATACGATCCAACAGCATGGCCGCTTTGTTACCTTTGGCCTTGGTCGCGCGCATCAGCTCGATTGCCATCTCAGTTTTCCCTGCGCCCGTCGGAGCGTAGAGAATCTGTGCGCGTTTGCCCCTTGCAAATCCTTCACGCAGGGCGATCAAAGTCTGCTCTTGATAAGAGCGAAGATTGAGTGACATACATCCCCTTTTCTCTGCCAGCACTTACCCGCTGGCTTGGGCTTACTGCTCTAGCTTCTTCAGTTTCTTTTGCATGATCTGCACTTGCTTCATCAGCTGTGCATTCTCCGCTTGGAACTGATCGCGGCTACTCTTCACTGCTTTTAATTCTATCTCCAGAATCCTGATCTGAGCGCGTAAATCTGCAATGATCGACTGGGCTTTCTCTTTCTCTATGTCATCACCACCAGCCATCGAAGCTGTGAGCTTGTCCTGTAACTGTTCATTCTCTTCCCGCAGCTGATCCATCGCAGCCAACATCGTCTCGCGCTCGACTTCCTTCTCGCTGAACTCAGCCACAGGATCCGGCTCCTTCGGTGGCTTGGGCTGGCGCGGTTCTTGCGTACTGGTAACGTTACCACTCTTCTTCTCTGCTAACTCCTTGCGCAGCTTGCCAATGAAGACGTGGCTCACGCCGAGCAACTCTGCGATCTTGCGGTCAGACATCTCCTGCCACTCGATATCGCCGAGGATTTTGTGTGCGTTCCTGCGCTTGTCTGCGTTGCTCTGTGGCAGGCCGTGTAAGTTGTTAGCACCCATGCCGAACAGCATGGCGTCACGCAGACCGCCCTCCCGCACGTCGCACTCGATGTTTGGTGCTTTGATCCGACGGCGAGCAAAGAAACGGTGGAAGCCATCTGCTAGCCAGTAGAAACCATCGCCGCGAGGAAACACGGTTGCAGGTGGGAACACCTCTCCGTCTTGCATACGGTCGGCATACCGCGCCACCACTTCTTCGTCGATCTTCTCGCGGGACTGCGTACCTGCGTCGATTATTATTTTGTCTAGAGAAATTATCATTCGTCGTCACCTATAAATTTACAAA